CTTTGCCCATAACACTTTTATCGTCCATCCACACTTCTGTAATTAAGTGCGAAGCATTCCTAAGATTAATCACAGAATCCTCTGGGTGATCAAGTTCGCCAAGCGCTCTTTTTTCTTTTACTATTTTTTGATAGTTTTTTAACTCTTTCAAAAGAACATTATAAGGATAAATTCTGCCATTACCATTTACCGTATCTGCCATTTGCATAACGCCACTAAGCATCATGCCACCATCAGCGACAAACTGTTTTTCATGTTCCGTTAAAAGATCTTGGCAAACGCCGCCTTCACATAACGCATAGAATTCTCTTAATAATTTCATTATTTTATCCTTGCTTACGTCTTTTCTTGGGACTCCGTATTTTACCTTCGGCGGCTTGACGCTGTGGCTGCGCCGGCGTGCTGGCGGGTCCTGGCAGTGCTCGGCCGGTGCCGGGTGTAGCCCCAGCCTTTCTGGCTAATGAACCATAAACTGCCCTCTCCAGACCATTTAGGGCCACTTTAATCCCAGTAGCGTCTAAATCAAGCTTGAGCGCAATCAAGTCCTTTTGCAAATCTTTTAACTTTCCACTTAAAAGCTTCCAAGCTTTCATAGCTTGAGCCTTTTCTGCAGCGCCGGTCATGGACGCTTTGCCTGCGGCGGTAGTCGCAACAGCTTTTTCGAGGCCGGCTACATCACCTTTTACGCCCGCTACACCACCTTTTACGGCGCCGGCGACTCTTTGTCCCAGTCCTTTAGCTTGGGCGCCCAAACCTGCCTTGGCGCCGGCATATCTTGCGCCTAGTCTGTCAAGCCACCCTTCATCTATTTCTCCATTCTCAATCATTAATTGAATTTCTTCATTAATAAGATCTTTTAACTGTGATTCTGCGAGTTTCATTGTGAATTTATCCTTTTTAATTCTTTATGCGGGCACAACCCGCATGCATATGCAACCATTCTTACAGTTACGAACTGGCTGAAGCATCCACTTCTGAGTCCAATAAGCGTTCATCTTGCGTTATCTCCATTCTTTGTGAGTACTGTATTCCCGAATCTCCGAAGACCATACTTAAAACATAAGATGTTCCAGATGATAGCCACCCAAGAAGAAAGAAATTAGTTACAGTTACATCAAAATTAAATAGTTCCGTAAATGAAGAAAGTAACATTAAAAACCATCCAACATGAAATCCCATGCACATGGGACAATGGAACAATTCTCCAAGTTTTCCTTTGGCTGGTCTAATGTAACTAAAAATCTTACCGTAAATTATAATTTGAGTGAGGCCATATGCTACTAATATAAATGTCAACAGTTCCATTATTTACTCTACATTGTATACAAGTAGTTCAGCGAATAGGGATCCCTAACGAAACCTTTACGGATAGCACCTTGTTCGGCAGCGTGTGGAACTTCACCAAGTTCTGTGGAATCTTCCTTATCTGGATCGATAAGCTCATCATCGGTCATAGAAATAATCGCATCGGTAGCTTCGAAATAAGGACGTTCTTCGTCAATAAATTCTGAAATATTAACTAGTGTTATTTTGGCAGCGCTCATATCTTCATTTTTGGGTGTCTGCATCATAGCCTCAAAAGAACCATAAAAAGAGCCTGCTTGAATAGATTCTGGAATTACGGCGCCTCTCTTACGAAGAAATGTGAATAATCTATTCTGGGCGCCATATACATAATCAGAAATAACTTCTTTGGGGAATGCTATAACTTTATTGTTTGATGTAGATAATACGATATCAATGTCGCCGTGATCAAAGATCATCAAATCTCCGTTTAAACTTTTGCGGAGATTTATTTCAAGAGTGACTAATTTTTTATTAGCTTCTTCGCCAACTTTAATCGTTATCGCCATTATAAATTTCCTCAACTAATGATTGGGTTCGTAATACTGTCGATAAAACATCTTCAGTAATCTGCGCAGTTGTGAACGATTGTAATTTTTCAATTACTTCGTTAGTCTTTCGCAGCATATCTTCATCGTTCTTAATTTCTTCAACTTTCTTTGATTCAATTAATTTTGTTTTAAGTCTTGATAGCTCTTCATTTAAAAATACTTTTAGTTCGAGTGCATTATCAGCGAATGAAGCAATATAATAAGTTAACAGTTCTTTCTGTTCATTTAATAATTCACTCTCATATTTCTCATTAAACTTCTTAACAAAAGTATTATACGTAAGCTTATCAACCGGAACTGTTGAACCATTAACGACTTTACTTCTCATATTGTTAACAATCTCGTTTTCTAAAATAACACAATCTTTAGGTGAAGTCTTTAAAGAAAAGATTTGATCGATTGTTGCCAAAGTTCTATAGTTCGGAACAAAATTGTTAAAAACTTCAGAAGATAATTCTTTATTAATGTCGCGAATTAATTTTGTTTGTTGCTCAAATAAGTATTTCGAATCAACTAATTGTTTCTGTAATCTCACTTCTCTGAGAATTTTCTCAGAGGTCTTTTGATCTAGGTTTTGATTTTCGTATAAGGAACGATAGAATTCTAAATCTTTGTGAAGCATACTTTCATTATGAAAATGCTTCTTTATTATGGAAATAACTTTATTCTTTCTCTCGCGATCATTTTTGAGAATAGCGACAGTGGCTTCTCTCACAAGCGCTTCATAAACAAAGGCTGTGTTTCTTTTTTTATTGTGCTTTATCTTCATTCTTTGTGCTCCAATAATGCATTTTCTTTAATTTCCAGACCCTCAAGTAATGAACGAATAGATTCGTTAACTTCAAATAGTTTTTCTTCTTCAGACTTCTCTTTCAAATTATAAATAGATTGGTCTTCTTCATAAATACCAACATTAATGCCAACTGGTTTCGCTAAACTATTAATTTCAGAACCAGGGAATACGTTTCTCATTCCTGGGCTATGTTTTTCGCCGCTTTTCCGCGCAAGAGAGCGCGTGCGGGGGCCAGCGCCTGATCGCCTATCATCTCTCTTTGGATAATATACTTTATCCTTGGCGCCAGGAGTTAAGCGTGGAGCGTTACGTGAGCCGGGAGGAACTGCTAATAATGCCGACTCTTCGCCACCACCTTCTTCGCCGCCAAGTTCGCCACCAAGGGCTTCTGCAGCTTCACCGCCTGCTTCTGCGGCCGGCATCTCTTCGGGCCCACCAAGCTCGCCACCTAATTCGCCGCCCAATTCTCCACCAAGTCCACCTCCTGGGGCGCCTTCGGCTGCTGCAGCTTCTGCAACTTGTTGTAACGCCGCATCATGCTTACGATCATAATACATTTCTTTTTGATTTCTGGAAAACTCTTCGTGGGACATACCAAAGATGTTTTCCATAACCCAACGACGAGAGAAGTAGCCTTCAGTCGCAGAAGCGGCAATATCAAACTTCTGTTTCCAATGTTCAATTTCTTGTAATTCAGCAATCTTGGATGGGTTGTTTAACGAAAGAGAAAAACTAAGAAGATCGTCACCCCTAAAGCCTAAAGTATAAAGATGGATGATACCAATCTTAGTTAATTCTGCGATGATAACCCTCTGAAGTCTTTGGATTGTTCTCGAAAAACGAATGTCTTTCTGTGCGAGAGTTGTCTTATCTTCTGCTGCGCCTTCGCCCATTGCAAGATATGCTTGTGGAATTTTAAGAGCCGAGAATAATTTATCACGAAGATATTTCACATCATCAATAGCTGTCGTGTTTGTGCCGCCGGCAAGATTTTGAATATCTGTTACACTACCAGCACGAACAGGAATGAAATAATCTTCTTCAATGCTCATTGGGTTATAACGAAGATCAACGCGGCCGGACGATGCATCTATAACAGAATGTCTTTTAAGTTGCGATACAATCTTTTCCATATATTGTTCAACATCTTGCGGTGGAATTGCGCCAACGTCAATCTTGAATACACGACGTTCAGACGAACGAACAATACGATATGCCATCATGGCATCTTCCATAAGCGTAAGTTGGCGCCAGATACGACGAGCAGGCTCTAGAATAGATGAACCATATGGAGCATATTTATCATTACCTAAAATACGGAAATGGCAAATCTGCCAATTTTCAAAAGTCATTCCGGCAGAGTTCCATTGGAATTGAACATAATTTGGGTTTGTTGCCTCTTTGCCCTCCATTCTTTCAATCTCGGCAGGAGGAAGAGAAATAACTGACTTTACGCCATATTGATCATCAATGTCTAGATATAAAAAGAAATCACCGTATTTACACATTGTACGGCCCCAACCAAATAAATTATATTGAACATTTAAAACTTGTTCATACAGTATAGCAAGAACGGCTTTAATTTCCTCATTTGAACAATTAATATTTAGCATCGGACTTAACTCCGAATATGTTGTCATTTCATCTGCATAAATATCCATTGTCGATGCAATCTCAGGCATATATTCCATTTGATCAAAATCGACATAGCGCTCCGTTCTACGCTGATTGGCAATTGCATCTACAGCAACAACGTCAAGAGGACTATAAAGAGTCTTCTTAAATTGTTGTCCGGACGCAGATTTAAATCTTGAGCCGAATTTATCTAAATGTTGTCTTCTAATTCTTCGACCTGATTGTGATCGATAGCTGATGATTGGCCCAGAAAATAATCTCGTTAGAGCTTTAAAAAGATCTGATTGTGAATTTGCTGGGTTTTTTGTATTTCTATT